GCTATAATTACATTTATTAAAAGCAAAGCAATATTACTTATTGGAATGCCTATATAATAATCATAAGCATTTAATAAGTCACAAATAAACACATAATTTAGAAACATTCTATGATAACTGCAAAACTCAAAACAGTAACTTGCAAGATACAAAAATAACAAGGTTAATAAAGATGTTCCACTTAAATAACCAAATGCTTCTATATCAACTCCAAAGAAGGATAAAACTTGATTACTAAAAGTACTAATTGACAAAAGTATAGGAATAAACTTTAAAACAAATATTGTTATTTTATGCAGTCTTAGTCTTGATAGCTCCTCCACAACCATATCTTCTTCTGCTTCTAGTTAATCCCGGAGCATGTGTCATAGGTTTTGGTCTTCCTGTAGGAAAAGGACTTCTATTACCTTTTGGTTTTGTTATTGTGCCATTTTTAGGCTGTTGCTTCTTTCTGGCCATTTATTATATTTTTTAAATTCTGTACAGCTTCTGCACTTAAATTTCCATCAGCACGCTGAATAGCACTAGCAAGTACAAAATTAGTGAGAGTCATTATTTGCTGCCTGTTCTGATTGAGTTCTGCCTTAAGAGACTCTACTTCCTCTTTTAGTTCAGTATTTTGACTTTTAAGGTCATCAATCATATCTTCATACATCTTTTTATAGGCTTCAATAGATTTATCAAAATTGTCTATTTTAGCTCCTTCAACTTCAGCTTTGTACTTACTCTTGGCAAAAAACCAAGAGGAGAATCCACTAATCATAGCGGTACAAAAAGCAATTATTATTGTCCAAATGTTATTTTCCATTATTAATCTTTAGTTTAATTCTCCTCTTCCTATTTGCCTGCACTACGATGTGCTATTTGTTGTCTTTTAATACTTGCGTCTGTTTCAGCTTTGCTCTTATCAAAATTTAGTCTATCTCTGTCAAGTCTAAGCCTCTCATCAAATTCTCTCATCTTCTCTTGAAGATTGGCTCTGGCTTCTTCAGAATATTCTGGTTCTTTAATACCATCCTCAGTACTATTAGCAGCTATAGTGGCAACAAGAATCTTAGTTTCATTATCTCTATTATTCCACTGGTCTTTAAGTTGAAGCTCTTGTTCTTTGGCTTGAGCTGCCATTTGAGCCTGCTCTTGCTGTGCCTGTAACTGCTGCTGTTGTGCTTCCTGAGCCTGTCTTAGCCTATCTCTTTCATCTCTTTCAACCATCTTTTGCTTTTCTGCAATAGAGCAGGAGCTATAAAGTCTCATAATAGTAGAGAAAGACAATGTTTGGGTTTGAAGTGCAGCCTGTGCCAAAGTGTCTAATTTACTATTTAAATCCTGAGTAGCAGGACTATTATCTACTACAAGACCATAATCACATTCTGCAAAAACATCTCCATCTATATCTATTACTCTTTGAGAACCATCAGACAGAATATATTGGAATTTTTTATTTCTTCCTCTAAGAGCAATTTTTGCAGTTTCTAAGAAACATTCCATTGCCCTTCTTTTGACATCTTCATGAGTAGTAAATAACCATTCAGTGATGTGAGAAGATTGTAAAGTAGCTCTTTCGACACCTCCAACAGTTTCTCTATTAGAGATTTGACCTTCTCTCTGTTTTGAAATACCAGCAACTTCTGACATCTCAAGTTTAATAAATTCAAGAAGGTTTATATATTGTTGTATAGAATTACCTGTTTCTGCATCTATTACTCCAGAAGAAGCATTGTTTAATGAACCAGCTATAACTCCTGTTGAGTGGCCTATTGTTCCTTCTTTAAAGCTGTCTGTGACAGCCATACCATTGGTTTTAGCATAGTACAGCCACTTATCCACGGTCCAACCTGCAGGAACTTTTGCCAAATCCAAGGTAATCAATTTACCCCAGTTTCTAGCTATGAGCTTATTGAGTCTATCATGTATAACATCATAAAGATAATTATACTGCTTCATCATATCTACTAATGAGAAAGGCTTGGAGTCATTAATATTATAAATAGAACCCACAATACCAAAATGACATCTCGAAGGATTAGAGAGCCTATTGTACTGTACTGTTCTAGGTCTCATATTTACATATACCTTCTCTCCAATTTTAGTGCCTTCCCAAGCTTCATTAATCCAGAAAGTTTTTTCTTCCTCCCCCATTTCCTCATTTGCTACAATATTCTCTGGATAAAAAGTATAAGTTTCTTCTCCAGTAATAGGGTCATAAGATTTAATCTCTTTAATCTTTCTTCTGGATTTCCAGTATACTCTAGCAACTCTTACATTACCAGCTAAGTCATAGGGAAGTAAAGAATCAGTGCCTTCATAGGCAAAAAGATTTTCAGGGTCAAAATAGAACTGGTCAAAGGTTTCACCAATCATGTGAGTAGGAACAAAACCTTTTCTATCATCTATATTGTCCATAGTATCACCTTCTGGTGTAGTGCTGGCATTAGGAATATTTTCAATATAGTCTATGTCCTTTTTAGTAAGGAATCTATGAAAAGTATCATGGATTCTTCCCGGAGACCAAAAATCCTCAATGACTATCATGTCAGCATCCTCAATTTTATTGGAGAATCCTGACCTAAATATTCTAACTTTAAGAGGATTAAGCCTTTCTATAGTTGGTTCTCCACCAATGATGTCACATTGATATATTTCTTCTCCGACAGTCATAGCATCAACAAATCCACTGTTGAACATGCCTGCCATATTATATTCCTTCTTATAATGATTTAGAAGTGCATTTCCTCTAACTTCTCTAATATCCTGCCACTCATAAGAAAAGAAATCTCCAAGTCTTTCCAGCTTCTGATTAAACTCCTCTTCATTTCTGGAACCCTCTTGTATTAACTGCTGAAGAGCAGCAAATACTTGATTTTTCTTTTCTTCTTCTATCTCTGATATTGCTGAAGGATTAGTTACAATAACCTTAAAGTCGAACACTCTCTTGGCTTCTTCGCCTCTGAGAACATTCAACTTTGAATTCATTATAGGATAATGTTGTATTTTATCTGGTATAAATCCTGCATCTTGGTTATCCGGGTTTATTATCATTTCAAGGTCTTGCATATGAAGAATACCATTCAGTAAATCATAGTTAATCTTCTTATGTAAAACACTCTTTCTCACCGGATTATATGATATTACAGATTTGTCTGCTCCCCAATCAACACATTCCTTTCTCCAATTGCGAGACTTCTGTGTAAAGGATAATTGCTGTGCAGGAAATCCTTTATAAGGTCTACTCATATAAAACTATTTAAATTCATGCAAATGTAGTAAATCTATTCTGTTTTACCAAGTAAATAAATAAAAAATTAATTACACTTGAAACATTTTCTAAATTTACTGTTTTCCATGAAAGTTTCTAGTAAAGAAAGAATCATTTCCCAAGTAATCTTTAGGAACTTCTTCACCTTTAGCTCTAGACATATCACCTTGATATAGAATTCTTTTTTCTTCTCTATAAAGCATTACCATACCCATAGCTCTGATACGGTCAACATTAAGTTCTGGAGTATAAGTTGCTAACTCTTCAAGAAGTGCCCTATTTCTAATAGTGTATATCATAGGAACTGTTTCCTCTATGGTATCTTGACCTTCTTTTTTAAGTATTACATAAGGACTTAATAACCAATCTCTTAGTAACCCATTAGCATAATCATTGATTGCAGCAGAAGCATTTACTCCATACTTATTACTACCAAAGTTACTGTATTTTACCAATTGTTTCTCCCTTAAGTATTCAGGAGTTTCTGCTAAAAAGTGAGTGCAGTTGTATTTGGCAAAGTATGCAAAGATTCCCTTTTTATTTGATTCATAAAGACATTTGCCATTATAAAACATACACAATTTTCTCACTATTTCAAAGTTATCATCTGCAAATGGCTGTCTACCAGTATATTCTGCAACAATTTTATCTGTAAATAAATCAAATACAAATGTTGAGCTTAAAGATGAAGACTCAGCTTGGTCATTATCAACAGGGTCGTGTCCTAAAATGTATCTTCCAGCAAACACATTACCATTTCTATCTTTTTCTGGCATTTCAAATATTTCTAGAGCCCCTCTTGTAGAGTTTTCCACTCCATATTTATGTATTGGAATGTCTCCAGTAGGAGTAAATACAATTTTATCATCTCTCTGAATAAGGGTACCAACATAGACATCATTATAGGCTTTTGGGTCCTCATCTAATTGTGCAATTCTCTCATTAATTGTAGCAGTTGGGAAGTAAGATGCTTTTACTTTTATAATGGCTTCTGCTGGTGTAATGGGGTCTTCTGCAATTACTCTTAAAACTGACTGTGGGTCTGCAGAATACTTTGCCTTATACCTAGCCATTAGTATTTCTAAAAGAGCCTTAATAACATCGGATACTCCATCTTTATTATAACATCCTGCCCTATTTATATATGCAGGAAAGAAAAATCCAAATTGACTCTTGCCCTGTCTCTTTTTATCAAAGACATTTTTAATAGCATATATATTATATCCTTCAGGATTATAAAGCAGGGTTTTAGCAGAACTAAAGTCAGATTCATCTTCTGCTGCTGTGCCTACTAAGTACATTGTAGCAAAGGCATAATTACCATCTTCTACACCCTTTCTAGTAGTATCATACAAAGCCAAAAGTCCTTTAAAGGAACCCATTTCCTCAAAGAGTATCCATCCTCTCTTACCTCTTAATTTATCAGGATTATCTTTTGCCGATACACCAAGCACTTGGTTTAAAGAACCTGCATCTACTCCTAATTCATTCTTATACCCCATTTGCCAAGACATCTCATTTGGAGAATTCTTAAGAAGAAGATGTGGAAATGGTGTATTTGTAAATATAAATCCTAAAGCAGGTTTAAAT